AGGACACGGACTTCGCCAACCCAATCGAGCCCTCGGTCACCGGTGGCAGGAAGATCGCCGGCGCCATTGCAAGGTTCCTTGTGGAGCATGACCAGCGTTCCACCAGATCCTCAGTCTTCGCTGATGGAGGCACTTGAGGAGGATGGACCGGCCGAAGCGGTTCAGTTCGGCGCTGCGGTTGGCGGATGCCACCGAAGGCTGGCCGCCCGCGTTGCGGACGTTCAACCAGTAAGGAAGCTGTCCCTTGGCGCTGCTGAAGATCGCGCTTGTGGCGCACGACCAGAAGAAAGACGCACTGCTGGATTGGGCCTGCCAGTGGGAGAAGGCGCTGGCGAGCCACGTCCTGATTGGGACCGGCTCTACGGCAAAGCTACTCGAACAGGCCTGCCCCTCGCTGCGTGTCGAGGCGCTACTAAGCGGCCCTGAGGGTGGTGACATGCAGGTTGGCGCCAGGATCGTGGAAGGGCAGGTGGATGTTCTGATATTCTTTCCTGATCCCATGAACGCGCACCCGCACGAGGCGGACTTCCAGGCGCTGATCCGGGTGGCTCTGATGAAGGACGTCTTATTCGCCCTGAGCCCGCGAAGTGCGGACTTCCTCGCCCGCGGCGTTTTCGAGTAACTGAAATGGACCTGCAACTACGACAGGCCTGTTCACAACCGACCAACGGTCGATGGTCGGTGTTGAACATGCGGCAGGCGCCGCTGCGTCAGGCCACGCGCCAGCTGCGGACGTCGCCATCGCGGTCGCCGTCGAACAGCCTGGTCCAGCTATCGACCGGCTCCCGTCGCGCCGGCTTCGGCGCCGTGCCCTTGACCATCTGGTCGAGCAACTGCCCCACCAGCCCCAGCGCATCCACCTGATCATCGTGCTTGCCCGCCGGGAACGTCAGCAGCTCCGCCTCGAAGGCCTGCCGCCATGCCGCCCGCCGCGGCACCCACAGCCCGTCCATCGCCATGCGGCCCCTGATCGACTGCGCGCGCACGCCCTTGTCGCCGCGCGTCGGAAAGGCGTGCCGCGCCACATAGGCCTGCCGCTCCCGCATCCGCCGCGCCAGGAACGGACCCACACCCGCCCGGATCTGCCCGGTCTCCTCCGCCCAGCCGATCGGCCGCCACTTCCGCACCAGATCGCAGAACGCCTCGATCCACACATCCGACGCCGCCTGGCCACGCCACACATCCAGCAGCCAGAGCCGCCCCTCCGGATCCATGCCCACCACCACATGCACGGTGTGGTCGCCGCCGCCCGAGGTGACGGCGTAGTCCGAGCCGCCATAGACCCTCAGCGTCGCCAGGTCCGGCAGCTCCTCCACCGGGTGCAGCCACGTCTGCAGGAAGTAGTCGCCCGTGTCCGGCACCGGACGCTGCTGGTACAGCGCCGACCAGCTCCGCGTGCTGGCCTCCGCCTTGACCCGCTGGAGCGAGGCGGCATAGCCGTAGGCGTCGTCGGCCCACAGCATCTCGCCCGGCGCCCGGCCCAGCGGGTCCTCGGCCTCCGCCTCCGCCGGCAGCGACACCACCCGCCACTGGTCCCCTTGCGCCTCCAGCAGCCGGCCGGACAGGTCGTCCTGGTGCCAGCGCGTCTGCACCACCACGATGGCCGCACCCGGCCGCAGCCGCGTCCGCAGGTCGTCCTGGAACCACTCCCACACCCGGTTGCGCCGCACCTCGCTGTCGGCCTCCTCGCGCGACTTCACGGGGTCGTCGATCAGCGCCAGGTCGGCCCTGAGCCCGGTGATCACCCCGCCGATGCCGGCTGCCCGGTACTCGCCGCCATTGGTGGTGGTCCACAGGTCCTCCGCCTCGCGCTCCAGCCGGTAGCCCAGCGTCGCGCCGTGGCTGCGGATGCGCCCGCGCACCCGGCGGGAGAAGGTGCCGGCGAGGTCGGCGGTGTTGCTGGTGGCGATGACGCGCCGGTCGCGGCTCTGCGCCAGGAACCAGGCCGGGAACAGGTCGGAGGTGTAGGTCGACTTGGCCGAGCCCGGCGGCATGAACACCATGAGCCGGTCCTGCACTCCGTCGGCCACCGCCTGCAGCTCGCGGATCAGCAGCCGGTGGTAGGCCGCCGGCGCCAGGCCCTGCGGCGCCAGGGCGTGCTGGCACCAGAGGCCGAAGTCGCGGCGGAGGGCGCGGCGCTGGCCCAGCTCCCAGGCGGCGTCACCCGCGGCGGCGTCATCCGCCATCGAGCGTCAGCCGCGCGGCGCGGGCCCGGCCGATCTCCGCCACCAGCTCCTCGTCGGTCATCTCCTCGGTCGGCTTGGCGGAGAGCACCAGCTCGTGCTTCTCGCGCCAGCCGGCGCGGGCCTTCATCCAGAAGATGGCGGCGGCGGTGTTCTGGCCGGAGGTGGCCATCTGGAACAGCGTCTGGGCGACCTTGACGGTGGCCTCGATCGAGCCGCGGTCCAGTTCGCGCCGGAAGTGCTTGCGCAGGGTCTTGTCGTCGATCTCGAGCAGGGTGGCGATGTCGGCCTGCGGGATGCCAAAGCCGGACATGGCGCGGACGGTGCGCCGCTGCTCCTCGGTGGGGCTAAAGGTCGGCGGCGCCATCGGAGGCCTCCTCCGCCCGCAGGGCCGCTACCTCGGCAAAGGTCCGCCTACCGGCCTCCAGCACCGCCTGTTGCCCCGTGAAGGCCTGCCAGCGCAGCACCGCCACGTCGACATAGGCCGGCGACAGCTCCACCGCGTGGCAGGACCGGCCGGACATCTCCGCGGCGATGAGGGTGGTGCCCGACCCCGAGAACGGCTCGTAGATGGCCTGGCCGGGGGAGGAGTTGTTCTCGATGGGCCGGCGCATGCACTCGACCGGCTTCTGGGTGCCGTGGGTGGTCTCGGCATCCTGACCGCGGCTGGCGATCTGCCACAGCGTGGTCTGCTTGCGGTCGCCGGACCAGTGGCCGGTGGCGCCGCCACGGACGGCATACCAGCAGGGCTCGTGCTGCCAATGGTAGTGGCCACGGCCCATCACGAGCCGCTCCTTGGCCCAGATCACCTGGGCGCGGATGTCGAAGCCGGAGGCGGTGAGGCTGTCGGCGACGGTGCTGGCGTGCAGGGCGCCGTGCCAGACATAGGCGACGTCGCCGGGGAACAGCGCCCAGGCCTCGCGCCAGTCGGCCCTGTCATCGTTCAGCACCTTGCCGACGCGGGTGGTCTTGCTGCCCTCCAGAGCCGCGTTGCGCCAGGCGGGGTCGCAGGCGACGCCATAGGGCGGGTCGGTGACCATGAGGTGGGGACGCACGCCGGCCAGGACCTGCTCGACCACGGCGGCGTCGGTGGCGTCGCCGCAGACAAGGCGGTGGCGGCCGAGGATCCACACATCGCCCAGGCGGCTGACGGGCACCTCCGGCGGCTCCGGGATCTCGTCCGGGTCGGTGAGGCCCTCGCTCGGCTCGGTCAGGAAGCCGGCGATCTCCAGCTCGTCGAACCCGGTGAGCGCGAGGTCGAAGCCCTCGGCCTGCAGGTCACCCAGTTCCAGGCGCAGCATGGCGTCGTCCCAGCCGGCGGAGAGCGCCAGGCGGTTGTCGGCGAGGACGTAGGCGCGGCGTTGTGCAGGCGTCAGGTGGCTGAGCTCCAGCGTCGGCACCTCCGCCATGCCGAGCACCCGCGCGGCGAGGAGGCGGCCGTGGCCAGCGATGACGCCGCGCTCGCCGTCGACCAGGATCGGGTTGGTGAAGCCGAACTCGCGGATGGAGGCGGCGATCTGGGCCACCTGCGCGTCGCTATGGGTGCGGGCGTTGCGCGCGTAGGGCACCAGCGCCGCGACGGGCTGCGGCTTGTAGGCGGGGAACAAAGTCTTCGTCGCGCCGCGCGCCATGCTGTGTCTCCGGGGCGCGCTGACGATCGCGCCGTCGGCCCAGGGATACCGCATCGGGATTCCGTGCCGCCACACGACATTCTTTCGCACGGCTGCTCGCGCGTGCGCAGGTTGCGTCATCGGCTTAATTGAGGTCAGACCACCGCGTGCGGCGCCAACCTTGCAGTTCAGCACGCGGGGCTAGTGGATTGCCCCATTCAGAGGATTCCCTGAACGGGTAGTGTAGTCCAAGCTCTTGGAATGAGAGCAGGCATCGTCGTCTCGGTCGTGCCGCAGGATCGCGTTCGTCTCGAAGCGATCGTC